GTTTGAACTCGAGCAGTATATTGATTATGAAATGCAGTTTGATAAGACATATCTTGAACCAATGAAGACTATCTTTGATATTATTGGTTGGCATATCGAAGTAAAAGACTCTCTATATGATTTGTTTGACTGATGGATGGTTTTAAACATTGCAGGGATTGCCTTGCTGATAGTTATGATTATCACTTTGTAATATGTACAAAAGGATACAATTGTGTTAAAAAAGGAAACAATATGAAAATTACTGTTAATAGTTCTGATGATGATTTTGGTTTTAGCTTAGTATCTGAGCAAGAGCTTCGCAAGCACGAGGAACTTCTTAAGAAAAAGGTTGAAGAACAATCAAAGGTTGTTGAGCAAACAGCTGCTGATTTCACAGACAAGCTTCATGGATTGCGTAATATGATTATGCCTTTGCTCAACAACCTTGCAAAAGATCCAGACAAGAGCTATATCTTATGGCCAGATCGTGCAGAGAAGATCAAAGCATTTATTCAGAAAGTAAACGATTACGTCGATGGTTAATTACCTAGCGCTACTTGTTGCGCTTACGGTCTCTGCTGTTTCTGCTTACTTCAGTATTATTGGTTTGACTACATTATTCTCAGCTGCGTTTATTCCAGTTGTGATAATGGGTGCGTCTTTAGAAGTTGGTAAGCTAGTAACAACATCATGGCTGTATCGCAACTGGAAAGACTGTCCAATCCTACTCAAGATGTACTTGAGCGTGGCTGTCGTTGTCTTAATGTTCATTACGAGCATGGGTACGTTTGGCTTTCTATCAAGAGCGCATATCGAACAACAGCTGTCAATATCAACTGGTGATGCTGATAAGATAGCAATCATAGATTCACAAATAGAAAACGAAAAGAACATTATCTCTGACTATGACAAACAGATAGCACAGATAGATGATGCTCTAACTAAGATCACTGAGAAAGGCAGAGGCGAGTCGTCATTGCAAGCTGCCGATAAGCAAAGGAAAACTCGTAATGATCTCGTGGCAAAGAAGAACATTAGCATCCAGAAAACGTCCGATCTTAAAACGGAAAGGATTAAGCTCAGTTCTGCGGTCAAAAAGAATGAAGCGGAAGTCGGTCCTCTTCGATACATTGCGGAAGCAATCTATGGAGGAGGACAGGGAGCTGTTGTCGATATGGATCGAGCGGTTAGGATGGTTATTATTCTTCTGGTTGTTGTATTTGACCCTCTGGCCGTTGTTTTGCTTATTGCTGCAAATCATGGATTAGCACATAATAAACTGTTGCATAAAATAAGAAAACGTGATATACTAGAGATTAATGAACAAGTATTTGGAGAACATAATGTCACTAAAAGACAAGCTAATCAAGAACAGCACAATCGACCTAACATCAACACTGACAGACAGCAAGATCTACTCACATAAGGATATGATCCCAACATCAGTGCCTATGATTAACGTAGCACTGAGTGGTTCTGTTGATGGTGGTATTACTCCAGGTCTTACAATGCTAGCAGGACCAAGTAAACACTTTAAGACTGGTTTTGCATTACTTCTTGCATCAGCTTATCTAAGGAAATATAAAGATGGCGTCATCCTCTTCTACGATAGTGAATTTGGTACTCCTCAGTCTTATTTCACTACTTTTAATATCCCCTTTGATAGTGTGGTCCACACTCCTATTACTGACGTTGAGGAATTAAAGTTTGACATCATGACTCAGCTCAAGGAAATTGGGCGTGATGATCATGTAATGATTATTATCGATTCTATCGGTAACCTAGCTTCTAAGAAAGAAGTAGAGGATGCATTGGATCAAAAGTCTGTTGCTGATATGTCTCGTGCAAAGCAACTGAAGTCATTGTTCCGTATGGTTACTCCTCATTTGTCTCTAAAAGATATTCCAATGGTTGTAATCAATCACACATACAAAGAGATTGGTTTGTATCCTAAAGACATTGTTGGTGGTGGAACTGGTTCATATTACGGTTCAGATAACATCTGGATTCTTGGCCGCCAGCAAGATAAAGATGGTGGTGAGGTAGCTGGCTATCATTTTGTTATCAACATTGAGAAGTCACGCTATGTTAAGGAAAAGTCTAAGATCCCTATTACTGTTTCTTTTGAGGGCGGTATCAATCGCTGGTCTGGTCTACTTGATGTTGCTCTGGATGGTGGGTATGTTACTAAGCCTAAGAATGGATGGTATCGAATCGAGCACCTTGGACCAGAAAGCAAATTATATAGAGCTGGAGAAATTGTAAATAACAAAGATATATGGTACGGTGTGTTTGAGAATACAGACTTTGCAACATATATTGAAAAGACTTACAAAATAGCTACCGGTTCTATTATGGAGACAGATCAAGAAGATGAATGAAGAACAGTTTCAAGAGGGTTTGAAGAAGTTATCTGAATTTGGCAAATTAGACTTGGACAAGTATCCGCACATTCATTTTGTGTTTGATGTATTTCAAGAATGTCGAAGAAGAATAAAGAGTCACGATGAAAAGATTCGTGAACTTCAAACAGAAGCTGACTACTGGAGAGAGCTGTGTGAAGGGTATGAAAAGGTAGCCTCGTTATACGTAGATAAAGAAAGAGGCAAGATATGAATAAAGATATGGCAAACGGTATAATGCTAGCTGTTATTTTAGCATTGACCCTTCTAGCAATTGCAAAGTTAATGTAATGTACAAACAGCCAAGTTCAAGTAAGTATGATTATGAGGTAAGTGGATGGGACTGGAAAGACTTATATTTGGCAGTTTACTGTCGAATGAAGAATTTGGCCGTAAAGTTATTCCGTTTCTGAAAGCGGAATACTTTAGCGATATTAAAGACAAGACTACATTTGAACTCATCCATTCACACTTTATAAGCTATAATAAACCTCCAACAGTTGATGTGTTGCAGGTTGACTTGGCTAATAAGATTGGTTTGTCTGATCAAACATATAAAGATGTACTGAGTGGGTTCAATGATTTATTTGCGCAAGAAAAAGTCAACACGGAATGGCTTGTCGACCAAACAGAAAAGTTCTGCCAAGAAAAAGCGGTATACAACGCAATTATGGCTAGTATCCAAATTCTCGATGATAAGAAAGGTCAGACACAAAAAGGCGCCATACCACAGATTCTGTCGGATGCACTTGCTGTTTCGTTTGATACACACATTGGACATGATTTCATTGAAGATGCGACTACGAGGTTTGAATTCTATCACGAGAAGCAAGTAAGAATTCCTTTTGGATTAGACTACTTCAATAAAATTACACAGGGTGGCCTACCACGTAAAACACTTAACGTTGCTCTTGCAGGAACAGGCGTTGGTAAGTCATTGTTCATGTGTCATTGTGCTGCTACAAACATGGCAATGGGTTACAATGTTTTGTACATTACTTTGGAAATGGCCGAAGAGGAAATTGCCAAGCGTATTGATGCCAACATGTTAAATGTACAGCTTGATGAATTAAAACTGTTGCCTAAAGAGACATATCAGCGTAGAATGGCTAAGATAAAGGAAAAGGCAACTGGAAAGCTGATCATTAAGGAATATCCAACAGCAAGTGCTGGTTCAGCCAACTTTAGACATCTACTCAATGAACTGAAGATCAAGAAAGAGTTTGCACCTGATATCATTTACATTGATTACCTTAACATTTGCAGCTCGTCGAGGTTAAAGCATGGAGCCAACGTCAATTCTTATTCCTATATCAAAGCAATTGCAGAAGAAATACGAGGACTCGCAGTGGAGTTCAATGTTCCTATCGTCTCTGCGACTCAAACAACTCGAAGCGGATATTCGAGCAGCGACTTGGGATTGGAAGATACATCAGAGTCATTCGGACTCCCAGCCACAGCTGATTTTATGTTTGGCTTATCAACGTCCGAAGAACTTGAAGGGCTTAATCAGATATTGGTTAAACAACTCAAGAATCGCTATTCTGATCCTGGGACTAACCGTAGGTTTGTTGTTGGGATTGATCGTAGCAAAATGCGTCTCTATGATGTAGAGATGAATGCACAGGAAGATCTAATTGATCGACCTGTTATGGATTCAACTTCTTTTGGCGAAGAAGATGAAAATAGAACTAAAACATTTGACAAAAGTAAACTGAAGGGTTTCAAATGAACTACAAGCTAAAGAATGAAGGTAATAAAGTGATGATCGTGGAAAAGTCTACAGATCAAGTTGTTCTTACATTTGATACACGTGAGCAAGCACAGCAATCACTACGCAATCTTAATTTTGGTGGTGGGTTTGATGGTTGGACCCCAACATTTATTTTAAAAAATATTGGATTCAAGCAAGAAAAACTTGCGCAATCCGTATAAATAAATTTTAGAAATGGTATGTATTGCTACTGCAGAGCAAGAGGCAAGCTGATTTTATCAAAAGGAATAGTCGAGAGTAATGGTGGGGTTCCACTCGACCATATCATTTACTGACATGAGGGGTGGCTTTTGCCACCCCTTTTTTTATTGCTAAATAATGTAAAATCATTACGTGGGATCCGCATGTTTACATTTAAAAACTTCCTTACAGAATCACTACAAGTTGACAAACTCAAGCATCTAGAGCATGCTGAGGACCATATTATTCACGGTGGAAATGAGGGTCTTGCGCATGCTGCTGACACACTAGAAGATCTTCGTACATTTCTTACTGGTGGCCGTGCCAAGTCTATTATCACAACAAAATATGATGGCGCTCCTTCAATCGTCTTTGGTATCAATCCTGAAAATGGTAAATTCTTTGTTGCGTCTAAGTCAGCATTCAATAAGAACCCAAAGATCAATTATACAGATGCTGATATTGAAGCTAACCACGGTCATGCTCCTGGATTGGTAGCTAAACTAAAAGCAGCACTAAAACATCTTAAAAAGATTATGCCAAAAGAAGGTGGTGTCTATCAAGGTGACTTCATGTATGAAGATACCGATCTTGATAGCACAAACGGTAGGCACAGCTTCACACCAAACACAATTACATATAGCGTTGATCAAGACTCGCCTGAAGGCCGTAAGATATCAAACTCAAAGATTGGGTTTGTTGTTCATACAAAGTACAAGGGTCAAAGAGGTCATCATACAAAGCTATCGAATATGGTTGCTGGTTTTGATGTTGATGAAAAGAAGTTTAGACAAGATCCAGATGTTAACCTTATTAGTCCAAAGATCGCTAAGCCTGAAAGAAAAATGACGTCTGCTATGCAAGACGAGTATCAGCATCACATTGATCAAGCTACAGAAGCATATGGTCAAATGAACCACGATACTCTTGATAAGTTAGCTGAGCATGACATTAACATCAAGGCATATATCAACCAAACAGTAAGAAAAGGTACAAAGCCTTCTGTTGGTGGATATGTAAAGTATCTTGAAGAGAAGCGTGAAAAAGAAGCTGGCAAGCTAAAGACTGAGAAAGGCCAAGCTAAAACAAGAGAGACATACGATACACTTATCGATGGTATCAACAAAGATAAGAAAGAGTTTGAATACGCATTTGATGTTCACAATCACTTGCAAAGAGCTAAAGACGTTCTTGTTAAGGCTATGGGTAATCCAACACCATACAAGAATACCGTTGGTGGTAAGGAAGTTAAGCCAGAAGGATTTGTTGCTACTCTCAATGGTCGTCCTACTAAGATTGTTGATCGTGCAGAGTTTAGCAGATTGAACTTTGCTAATAACAGAGGCAAGGGTGAAGGCGACGACACTGATGTTGTTCCGCCAGAAGAATCAGAAACAAAGAAAAAGCATGTTATGGCTTTTGGTCGTATGAATCCTCCAACAACAGGACATAAGGTTCTTGTTGATAAGGTTATGGAAGTTGCAAACAATAACGGTGCAGAACATTCTGTTGTATTGTCACGCTCACAGGATCCAGAAAACAATCCACTAACACAAGAACAAAAAGTCAAGCATGCCCAGCGTATGTTCCCAGGTGCTAATATTGAAGCTGCAGGTGAGAATGAACCAACACTTATCGAGCAAGCAAGAAAGCGTCATAGAGAAGGCGTTGATGACCTTACAGTTGTTGCTGGTAGTGATCGTGTAGAAGAGTTCAAGAAACTACTTGACAAATATAATGGTGTTGGTGAAGGAAAAGAATTCAATTTCAAACGTATTAACGTTGTGTCAGCAGGACAAAGAGATCCAGACGCAGAAGGCGTTGAAGGTATGTCAGCATCTAAGATGCGTGAGCATGCAATTAACAATCGCTATGGTGAGTTTACTAAAGGTATTCCCTCAACAATGCATCCAGAACATGCAAAAGAAATGTTTAATGATGTTCGTAAAGGAATGGACATTAAGATTGATGCGAATACAAATGCTCGTTCTCTAGCGAGATATGCATTGAGACAAGATATTATTGGCCAGCGCGCTCGCAAAGAAAGAGATCGCCGTCTCCGTGAGAAAGAAATTGCTAAAGCAGCTAAACCTAAGAGACAAAAGAAAGCAGTAGACAATGGATGAAGAAAAGCTATTAAAAAGTTTTGCTAAAGCATTAGGTAACGAACATCTCATTGAAGAGATGGAGCAAAAGAAGGCAAAAGAAGCCGTTCTTCTTGAAAAAATGAACGTTGCTTTGAATAAACTTACCAATGGTGAGAGACTTCAAGTTGAAAAGGCATTTGAACAACCAGTCCCACTTATAGAGGACGTTCCAGTTGGTATTCCGGGATTCCAATCAAAGGCTGGTGAACCGCCAGCAATACCTCTTGGTGCACAACCATTGCCACAGCTTCCTCATAAAGATTTTGTCACTAGAGCAGTTGATGCTTTGTCTCAAAAACCAAGAGACGAATATGTTGCAGCTGTAGATGAAATTCCTAATAGTATCCGCAAGGAACTTGATGTACTAAAGAAAACAGTTACTGATCTTCATCGCTTTTCTTCACGCATCTCTCAGATGGGCGGCGGCGGTGAAGTCAACCTTCGCCATTTAGATGACGTCAATAGATCTTCTATCGCTGACGGTCTCTATCTTCGCTACGATGCAGCTACAAAAAAGTTTGTGTTTGACGATCCAGTTTCCAGTCCAAACTTATTGAATGTCGCTTCTGATATTATACCTTCTATTACAGCTACGTATAATCTTGGTAACTCATCACATCGTTGGGAAGCGTTGTGGGTTGGTGGGAATTCTATAACATTTTCAGATCAAACCAACTCGTATCCAGATCAAACACTAACCGTTGCTAACGGCATATTTTACATTACCGACTCACTTGAAACTAAAAATCAATCAAATGCTGGTTTTCAAGTTGGTAACTTCTTACTTCAAAACAACCACATACAGTTAACTAACTCTTCTGCAACATTTTATATTGGTACTGAACCAGCAACTGGTAATCTCGTTATCAACCGCCCAATAGTCACCTATGCCACAGGAACAAATTCTAATCCTACTTTTACTGTTTCAAGAAGCGGTCAGGTGTTTATTAACACTCCAAATACAATCCTTACTAATTCTGCAGCTTTTGAAATTGTCGGAAGTAATAGTGGTGTATCACAACCAAGAAACTTTACTGGAACGTTAATTCAAGGAACAGCGCAAGATGGTCAACCAGCTCGTATTGGGTTTGATGCGTTTGGTGCAAATACTTACGTAGCGATTGCTGGTCGTGGTGCAAGGGGAACTGTTACAACTCCAACAGGCACTCAAGCTAACGACACTATAATGCGTTTTTCTATGCAGGGATGGACTGCCGATGGTAATACATATGCTTCATCGATCGGTCGTATCAATATGCAAGCAGCCGAAAACTTTTATACTGCTAATACTGGAACTAAAATTACTTT